TAAGAAAAGTTAAAACGAAAATAATTTGTGCGCCAACCGCTTGCAGGTGAAATAAATTGTTTAACTTTGCAGCGTGTTAAACAATTAAATACTTTATAAAAATGAAAACAACAGATTTAATTTTTGAAAATCAGAAAGTGTTAAACGCAATGCAAAACTTGGTATTGCAAAGTAAGAAACACATTGAGTTTTTGGCGGTAAATGCGCCCGAAATTCGCACAAACCTTGAAAGCGTTGCCGAAAGTATGCAAACGCTTGCCGATATGCTGGAAAATCAAATCGTGTTCAATCGTGATACACGCAACAAGTTCGCAAAAGAAGTCGCCTGCAAAAATCAAGCATACTACTTTATCGCCGCCGAAAAGTTGGTCGGGCGTTTCAAAACCTTTTGCGAATGTTACCCCACAAACTTGTACATCGGTTTAACGGGCGTTGAAACATTGCAGGACAAATAACAATCAGCAAGCGAAAAGAAAAGGCGGTAACAATCAAGTTGCCGCCTTTCTTTTTATCTTGCGTTGCAGTTACTCAATATATACGCCGTCAGATAAAGCCGTGTATATCATTTCTTGTTCCTCTGTCAGCATTTCGGCGGTGTGTATGGGTGTAACATCATCGAACATATTAAACCCTCTGAAATCGCCTAAAATGCCCGTTTGTCTGTCATTGTTTCGCCCGTTGCTTGCGCTCTCGTACCACTTGCAGTAAATGTAAGGTTCTAAACCGTAATATAACATTTCGTTCCAATCATCGCCGCCCACGGTCTTAACTTGGGTGCTTGGTGAAAGGTATATTATTTCGCTGCTTGGTTCGGTTTCCTCAACTTGAAATACAACGCCATTGCAGGACAAAAGCGCAACCCCGTTGCCCGTTACCACGTTTATAACGTACTGCAAAGCTATCGTTTTGCCTGCATAATCGGTATTGAGTGTAACAAAGCCTGCAAACGGCAAAAAGATTTGTATTTCGCTTTCGTAGTCGGTGTTGTCCTCATTGTGCGCTGGTACTACCGCCGTGCCGAAATCAAGTGTTATTTTGTCTTGCGCTGGCTGGTGGCAAGATACACCCGTGTTGTAGTTTCCGCATCGTATTACATCGGTGCTGCTTGCCCCTATGTTGGTGTAAACACGGCGTATTTTGTTCACGTATGCGCCCAAATCTATGTTTTCGTATATGGTTGCGCCCGTTTCGGGGTCGCTGCCCGTTTCCTTGAAAAAACGCTTTTTGCTAAACTCTGCCAACTCGTCAAGCGTTACCAAATACACGTTTATTGCGCCGTATTGCTCGCCTACAACTGCCACGGGGTACGCTTGCGCATTTACAGAAAAGTCATACCAACCGTCTTGTAAAACAATGCTGCCCGTTGCCGTTTTCTTGTCTCCCGAAACGGTTAAATCTTGTTTGGTCGGGTAGCCCTTTTCATTGAAATATAAAAAATTAGGCGTACTTTGTTCCGTGTCAAACGCCGTGTTTTCGTTCGCTTTGATAGTTACGTTAAGCGTTTCACCGTATTGCAAAAATTCGGGTAACGGTGGGTCGGCGTGGCAATTTGAAAGGTTTGTTTCAATGCTTACTACCTCTGTAAATTTGTCCGTTTCGCCGCTTATTGTTACACCTTTGTCGGGTTCGCAATCATCGTTCTGCCACGTTGCCGATTTGCCGCCCTCGCTTATTGTCATATCCTCACTTACAGGGTAACCGTAACCGCCCGTAAACGCTACTTTTGCGCTCGTAATCTTAAAACCCTCATTTGCGGTTAATGTTACCTTTGCCGACGCATTACCCAACTTTTCGCCCTTTGCTGTCGTGTTGGGTACGTTGTTTATAACTTCCAAATCGTTTTTGCTTTGGGTGTTTCCCGTGATAGTTATTTTCGTTTTTGAAGTGGTGTCGGTCAACTTACCAAATGCCCAAACCTTTGCGCCGTTTTGCTGCAAAACAACGCTTTTCGGGTAGCCGCTTTTGTTGTTGTAAACCGCCTTAATATCGCCTACAAACAAATAACCGTCATTCGTTCTTACGTTTATATCCCAATACCCGCCGCTTGCGTTCCACTGGCTGTTATCATCGTGTGCGTTAGGTATATTTACAATTACTGCCATACTCTTTTAATTTTCGGTTGTTCCTTTTAATGTTACCATAATGATACCCCCGTTTTCATTCAAAAGCCCCGTTTCAGCAAACGGCACTTTCTCAAAATTCGGGGTGCGCTTGTAAACGGTATCACGGTTTGAAATATACGGGTTGGGGTTGTCGCTTTCAGATACACGCCCCGTTGCCGCCAAAATTTCGGTTTCGTAGGTTTTAAGCACGTCAACACGCAATGCAAGTTCGTAGGCGTTGTTTCCCTCAAAACTTACCCTTTCTACGAAATAATACCGCCCCAAATCGGGAATATAACAATAATTGAAAGTCGGTCGGGGCTGCTTTCGTAGTGTTACGGTCGGGCGCAACACATCAAAAGTTTGCCGCAAATCGCCCTCAATCGCCGTAAACTCGCCCAACTGCTTATTTACCGTGTTCGGGTGTCCGTTGTATGAATAAAAATTTATCGTTGTCATATCGGTAAGAAAAAAGGCGGTGCGGTGCGCTTTCACCTGCACCCACACCGCCCAAAGTTAAACAATCTAATACCTATCAATTACTTGATAAAGAATACTACAAAGTTTTCGTTTGTATCGTTGAAATATCCAGCGTCAAACTTGTAATAGTTGTTGAAAAACTCTGCCTTTGCGTTGTAGTTCGTTGTTACCCGTCTGTCAAGATTGCAAACGCCCAACGCATCACGGTCGAACATTACGCCCAACACGCCCGAAATTTCAACGGCTTTGCCGCCGCTTTCCTTAACATTAATGTGACCCGTGTTGGCAAACTCGTAGTTCTTTCCGCTGCCCTGCCAAAAAGGTACGGTTTCGGCTTGCGGCAAAAGCACATCGCCACGGTTGAACGTGTCGGAATAAAGATAGGTTTGCGCTGCCTTTGCAAAGTCGGACAAAAGAACAACGTGTAACATATCTTTCGGCGTAAATCTTTCCTTGCCGCCAACGTTGAACACGGTCGAAATGCTTTGCAGGCGGTCGGCATACGTACCCATAACGTAAGACGCAAAGCGAATGAAATCGGGGTCGGTTATCGCCTTTGCCGCTGTCAGTGCGTTAGGGTTCGGGGTCGGGTCGGGTGTGCCCGGCGTTGCAGGGAAATACTTGTCATTGTACAACTTCAAAAGGTTTACACAACGTGCCGTGCTTGCGCGGGAAAGGTTGGCATTGGTTAAGTTGCCTGCCGTACCGCCAAACGCAACCGCATCAGCTAACACGGTTTCCGCAATCATATTGTTAATAGTACGCATTATCAAAGCGTCTGCCTTGATAGTCATAGACTTTTCAACGGCTGCATAAATCATCGAAATAAAGCCGTTAAGTTGTGCGGCGTTGCTGAAACTTTCCTTAACCTGTCTTTCGGTGATTGATACGGGCACTTCAAACGTAACCTTTGAGTTGAAAAACTTTGCGGTAACGGTCGGTTTGTGAAATACATCTTGCGAATAGGTCTGCCCGTCCGTCAAATCCCACGTGTCGTTTTCCTCGGCTTCGGGAACATCGGCACTTATTTTCTCCAACACGCTGCCAAACTCCCACGCATCCATTAAAACGCTCGGCACTTTGCCCGCATAAGGTCGGTTTACGAAAATCACCTTGCCGATATGGTTTACAAGTGATTTTACGTAATTGTCAACCGCATTTTGGTTGAACACTTCCGTGCCTAAATCCACAATGCCCGTCAAATCTTCCTGCACAATGTCAGTCTTTCCCAGCACTTCACTTGAAACGCTGTTAATAATCTGGTAAATCTGTTTTACGTTCATATTGCTAAAAATTAAATTAGTTATTCGTAAATACTCGTTGTTATCTCTCTTACAAGTGCAAAGATAATGTTTTTTCTCCAATTATCACGCCTTAACTGCAATTCTTTTGCAATTTCGGTCGAAATTGATTTGCTTGCGCCCGTTCCTTTGCTCGTTTCGGTCGTTTTGCGGCTCTCTGTACGGTTTCTTTCGTCTTGCGCTGTCTTTCTGTCGCTGTCTGAAAAATCGGTGTCGTTAAAAGCCACGTTTGCGCCCGTTTCGGTGTTGTCCGTGCTTTCCTGCAAAGTAACCGTTTCCGTCCGTTCAATTTGCCCCGTTACGGGTGTCAGTACATCGTAATCGGCTAACATCGCCGCCGCTTCACGTTCCCAGCCTTGCACGTTTACCGCAATCACCGCCGAAACAACATCGCTTGCGTTGTCGCTGGTTATGCTGCTTACAACGGTTTTGCCGCCGTACATCAGTAAGGCGTAAGCGTCTAACTTGGTCGGGTCGGTATCGCCGAAAATAGCGGCGTACTCTGTCGGGTATTCAGTCTTGAAAACCGTTGCGAATATCCCGTTACCCTTTGTAAATAGTTCGCTGTATTTCATTGTTTATCTTTGTTTTCTTCGTTTTCTTCTGTTTCTTCTGTTTCCTCTGTTTCGGTATCGTTACCATCCGTTTCCGTTTCCGTTTCTTTCGTTTCTTCTGTTTCCTCTGTTTCGGTATCGTTCCCGTCTGTTTCCGTTCCGTTTCCGTCTGTTTCGGTTGTTTCCTCTGTCGGTTCGGGTTCGTCTGTCGGGTCGGGGTTTTCCTTTGCCGTTTCCAAATCAGCCGCCAAAGCGTTGTAATTATCTCTTTCCAAACCCCAACTTGAAGCAAGTTTAACCGAAATTTCGGTATCGAACATTTCGTTAATTTTCTCAACTGCATTTTGTCTTTCTTTTAGCATATTATCCACATACGGCAAAAGTACATCTACATTCATACTTACCTCGCCCAAATTAAGGCGTTCACGCTTCATATTATAATTTGCGTTTAACCCCAATTCGTTGTACATACTGGCTTTGTAGTATTGTATCAGTTCAATAAGTTGCGTTATGTACACGCTGTTTGTGGTCGGGGCTGTCTGCATATTTACGCCTTTGAAAAAAGCGTTTTCCCCGATAATTGAAAATTCGCCGTCTTGTATCTTGCGCAAAAACTCATCGGCACTTTGTTTTGTCTTGTCATCGCTGGCACTTATAAGCATTGTGATACGGGTTAAGATGCTTGCCGTGTTCAACGAAATAAGCCCGTCAGTATGCAAGACGGCATACCGCCCAATAAGCGGCAAAAGGCTTTCGCCGTTGCTGTCATTCTCAATCAAAACCCCGTCTTTCTGTATATCGTAGGTTTTGGAAAGTTTTAACGCTGGGTTCGCCACGGTGTAAAGCGTTGCCCGTCCGTAAACATCGGGTTCGCCGCCTTTGCCGCCCGAAAGCGCATACAAAACCCCGTCCACGCTGGTAACAAAGGCGTTGCCCGTGGTCTGCAAAAGCCGCTCCAATTCTTTTTGCGGTATGCTGTCGGGCAAACCCTCATACTCAAACATACTTTGAGTTTTCGCCAACGTGTTCGCAATAAATTCGGTTACGGCGGTGTCTTTGTCCCTTACTTGCGCTTGATACAACTTGTAAATGTTATCTTTCCTTTTCATCGGTCAAAACTTTAATAAGCGTTGTTAATTCGGCTAACACTTTCGTATTTTCCGCAATCGTGTCCTTGAGGTGTTCCGTTTCTTCTTGGTGCGCCTGCCTTTGTTTCACCATATACCAAAACAATGCGCCACACATCACAATCGGAAAACCCAAACTTGAAATGATTTGAATAATAGTATTTGCGTCCATATCAATAAATTTTTAGTTCCTATTGCAAAGGTAGTTATTTATTTCGTAAAACGTGCGGTTCGGCACGAAATTTGCACCAAACCGCCCGTTATTTTTATTTCAACGAAACTATGTTTGTCTTTGCGCTTGTAATTAAATAATTGCGTACTATTTCGCCGACTTCGTTGTCTTGGTAGAAAACTTTGTCTATTGCGAAAAACCGTGCGACTTGTTGTTCAACATAACTTGCGGTGCTTAACAACTTGCGTTTGTAGTTCGGTTTGCCGTTCATTTCCAGCGAATAAATAAGGCTGTTTTCCTCATCTTTTATCGGGGTTGTCTTTGCGTGTATGTACGTGAAACATTCGTTGCCTACTTGTATAATGTTTCCTTGCAAAACAACATCGTTAAACTTGATATAATACACAAACAACACATCTTGCGGCTTGTACTTGCACGGCAAATGCGGATATACTGCAAGTTCCCACTTACCGCCCGTAATCATCTGCAAGTTTTGGTTATCGAAACAAAAATACTTGTTGCTGGCTTTGTGTTGTACTATCGTGCTGCAATACTCAACCGCCACTATTGCGCCGTGTTCACCAAAGCGGTATATGTCTATCGTTCCCTGCTCCATAAACGGCACTTGCTTCAACCCCATTTCCGTAAAGTACGGGCAAAACTTGTTTACGGTGTTCCCCAGCATAAAAACCTTAACATCGTTGCGCTGGCGTATTATCGTACTCAAAAGGTTCATAAACAACATAAACTCATCGGGCAAATAATACCGCCGTGTCAAAAACTCATCAAACACAATCGTTGTAACATTCGGATAACTACTGCTTTTTTCGTGTTCCTGCTCTGAAAGGCAAAACCCGTAACAAAACGGGGTCGGGTCGGGTGTCCGCTTGTTTTTCTCTGCATCGTAGAAAGATAAAAACCACTTGTTAGACATATAGAACACTTCGTTAAATTTGCCCTCTGTCAGTTCCTCAATAAGCCCGTTTGCCGCGTGGTTTGCAAACAGACTTTCGGCACGTTTGCCCCGTAAGTCCTCACGCCATCGGCGTATATACGCCATTTGCTTGCCCGTCTTGATATAGTTTTCCAAACCATATTTTAAGGCTGCATAAGTCTTGCCGTTTGACCGTTCGCCAAATATAACATTATAGTCGGCGTTCTTGCTTAAAATCGCTTTCAAGTCGTAAAATTTCGGCTTGTCTGTCTTTGTCTTTCTTGTTGTCATAACTCTTTTATTTTAGTCCTTAAATTTAATACCTCGCAAATAATTTATGTACATAACCGAAAGGGAAAGGCTGTATCCGGTCGGCTCTAAATGTACGCCCGTGCGTTCGTTGTAATGCGCCGTGCTGCCTTTGTAGTCGGTTATTTCGCCTTGTATCTCGTAGTCTATATACGTGTGTATGTTCTTGCCCGTTGCCGCTGGCGGTATATCCAGATAATTAGTGAAAGCGTCAAAGATACCGTTTTCCCCGTACTTTTCAATAAGGTACGGAATAGCGGCTTTTTTGTTCACGCCCGAAACGGTTAAACTGAAATCGTATGCCCGTCCGTTTGCTTTGAGTGCGTTCGGTTCTTGCACCATATACCGTTTAGCTCCCAGCGTCTTAAACCGTGTATATGTGCCTTCAAAATCCCACACGCCCAAAGTCTTTGTTATGCCTTTTATCGTTTGCGGCTCGCAAAGGGAAAACGGCAAACCGTGGTACTTGCAGGCTGCACGCAATTTCATTTGCACCTGCATATTATAAGCCTTGAAATATGCTTCGTGCGCCTTGCCGTTCATTATTTTAATGCTGTCCGTGTCGCTGTATATGTAATCGTCTTTTGCTTCGTGTATGCCCGTGAAAAGGTTGCGCCGTGCGTATGCGGTTACGAAAATGCCCCACGGGTAAAACAAGAAACGGTTTTTGCTGGTGTTGTACTTGTATAAAAGTTCTTGTTTTTGTTCGGCTGTCATTGAGTTAATATCCCATTCGCCGTTATATGTAAACTCATCACGCAAAGGGTTGGTAACACTCATACCGTAACAACTGTTTAACATTTCCTTGCTGTTTAGGTACTCCACTTCTTTGCCCTCAACGCCTTTTAATTTCGTCTTGCTTTCGTACAAATGTAGTATTGATTTTACAAACGGGGTCGGCAAATACTCTTTCTTATAACAATACATTTCACCCACACGCATACTTTCCCACGTGTAAAAGTTTTTGAGTATATTAAAATCCACGTCCGTAATTGTCAGCGCAATTTTTGAAGCCGCCACAATGCGCCCGTTATTTTCGCACGGGTTTTCTTTCACGAAACATTTGCTTGCCGAAATCGGGTTGTCTTGCGTTTCGCTGGCAAATATGTTGGTAAACTCAATATCGAACACGCAACAATACTTTGAAATCAGAAACTCAAATTGTGCCATACTCTTAACCGTGATTGCAACGCCTTGCGACATCGGGTATTTTTCCGCTATCATCACATACGGGTAACTGCTTGTAAAGTCGTAACTATCCACGTCATACATTATTTCGTCTGTATATTCGGCGTTTGCGTGTGTAAAGCCGCCTGCAAACGCACGTTGTAACATATTAAATTCATTCATACCCGTAATTTGTAGTTCCTGCATCAGGTTTACGTAATCCCAATTCGGTACGGTCTTTCCTGCATCGCTTTTTTCACGCAAACAATGCGCACGGCAATACTTGCGCACAAACCCCGTCTTTGTTATCGGTATGTGCGTTATCCCCTTGCTTTCCTCGATACGTTCCTGTATGTAGCACATCACTACTTTAATATCGTTTATGCAATAATGTATTTCCGCATCAGTCAACGGCGTTTCGCTGTGCCTTATTTGCTGGTAGTCCAAATCGCCAACGGCTTTTGCACACTTGTATTTCATAAGTTGCTCGCCCAACTTTGCAAGCGAATAACCCGAAAGCAAGTAACTGCATCTAAACTCAATGTTGCCCGTTGTTATCGCATAAATCGGTTTGCGCAAATCAATACTGAAAACCCGTTGCCACTCAAACCACTTGCGCAAAAACTGAAATTCGTATGAAAGGTTATGCACATACACAATAAGGCGTAATTTGTCATTCAGCCCTAAAACCTCGCTTACGGTCTGCATCATCGTAACAAATTCGCCCCACGTGCGCCCCATTATCGTATATCCGTTTATGCCAAACTGCCAAACGTACATTATTGCGGCTTTCTCTAATTTCGCCTTGCGCCCGTTCCCGTCCTGCATACGCTGCATTTGCTCGTATGTGTACGCCCGTCCGTCCGTATCACGGTAAAAACTTGTTGTTTCAATATCAAAGGCGCACGGGATATTGTAAAACCTTTCGCCCTTGCTGTTTCCGATAATGTTCTTTTCGTTTACGGCGGCTTTCAGTACTTCGTTTATTTCGGTCGGGCTGTTTATTCTTTCTTGTAACTCAAAAGGTATTTTTTTCATAACCCAAACTTATTGAAGTTGCTCAAAATGCGCTCTATATCGTTTTGCATATCCTCCATTGCGTCCGCAACCTCATTTGCTTGCCGCTCTATCTCTGCATCAATCGCCCGTGAAATGCTTTGCGCTTCACTTTCGATTTGTGTGCTTATATCGCTTGCGCTTTGCTCCATTTCGCCCGTGAAATCCTTGTACCTCATCAAATACCGTTCCACGAAATCACTATCGGAAACGCTGTTTAACTTGCCCTGCAAGTTCCTTGCCATTAAATTGTACTCATCGGGCGTTAAGTCATACATACGTTGTAGGTGTTGCCCGTACTGCCTTGCACCTTGCGCCGTACTGGTTGGCTGGCGTAAAAATGAAATCGCCTTGCCGTACTCAATTTTTAGGGTGTTCCAATCGCCTTTCATTGAAAACTTGGTAAACCCTTTTATATCACCTTTGTTTAACGCTTGCACGGCTGGCGAAAGTTGTCCGCTTTGCTCTATATTCTGTATTCGGCGGTTCGCCATTTGAAAAACCCTTGCAATCTCTTTTCTATATTCGGGGCTGCTTTCCACGGCTTGCAATATCTCTTTTTTGATTTTCGCCCGTTGGGTTGCACCAAATACCGACTTTGTAAATTTAATCTTGAAACCTAACTTTGCCATACGCTGTTATATTAAATAGGGGTTACAAACATTGCAACCCCTACAAAGTTAAACATAACTTTCCAAACTCTTACAAGTCCACAAACGAAATCGAATAACACTTCTTGCCGTGGCTCTCGTACTCGTAAATCGTGTACCCGACTTTGCCGTCTTTGATAGTTTGTACCGCCTCATCATCGGCAAGTATTTCACGCACCGTTTCGGCGGTGTGGCTTGGTAGGTTCCCCAGCCGTTTGTTTTCCTCATCAATAATTACGGGGCTGTCGCCTAATTGCGACTTGTGTACGTAAAGCCCATTGATTTTGTGTATCACATCTTTGCCGCCCTCATTTTCAGCGTTGAAAATATCGGCTAACTTGGTGTACTGAAAATCGGTTGTGTCAATACCGAAAGTTGTCTTGTTAAATTTACTTGCAAAACTTTTCATTGTAGTAATCTTTTAATTGTTAAACTTCTTGTTAATTGTTATTCGGCTGTCTGTCCTTGCGGTTCGCTGTCATACGGCAAGTTCGGTTCGGGGTTTGCTTGCGGCTTCAAATCCATAAGCCACGCACGAAAGCGGTTTATTTTCATAACCGCACGTTGGTTGCGGCAAACTTCATTACACGCCATAAGGCTACCCAACGCCGACAAAGCGGCAAACGAAAATTCGTCAAATGCGTTTCTTTTTTCTTCCATTGTAGTAAACTTTTAATTGTTAAACATAGACTTCTTAAATTTCAACGTACCGTTGTGTTTTACTACCGTTGTATCGGTTGTTACTATCGTAGCCTTGCCCCGTACCGTTGTACCCTTTGAAACGGTGCAGCCCTGCAAGATTGCAGATAAAAACAACATCGCACCACATACGGCGAAAATCATAACACACATTGCAACTTCTTTAATAGCTTCTTTCGGTTGCTGTCTGAAATGTTGTAGTAACTCTTTCATATTTTCAAATCGTTTAATTGAACACTGCAAAGATACAACATTTTTCTAACATACAAGCATAAGCGCACAAATTATTTTCGTTTTAACTTTTCTTAACTCTTGGTGTTGTGTTCCACGTGAAACATTTTATTTCTTGCATCGGTGTGGCAGTGTTCCACGTGAAACAATTTCACGGGCGCACACGCATAACAAAAACCGTGCCAAAGTTGTGCAAAAGATGTTAAATGTGAGCCATAGCAAAAACCGTGCCAAAGTCTGTGGCGAAATGTTAAAAAACGGTAAAGTGGCGACCCAGCAAAAACCGTGCCACAAAGTGTTTGCAAATGTTAAAAATGCGTTGGGAAACGTTAAATAAGGGTCAGTAGCGTACC